AATTAACCAAGCAAAGGCCGGCGCTGAAGCAATCGGTGATGCATTTAATGATGCATTCAGCGGCATCATATCCGGCACGCAAACTACACAGGAAGCGCTGTCTAACTTGTTCCGTGGTATTGCCACCTCTTTTATGCAGATGGCAACGCAGATGATCACGGAGATGATCAAGCTTTATATTTTCAAGCAAATTACTCAGCTTTTTAATCTTGGGAACAATGGCAGTATGTTTTCAGGTACAGGACCAGTGTCAGGCGCATCAGTATTTAGCTCTGGCGCCGCTAGCTTCAACCCTGCTGCATTTGGCGCTGGCCTCAACCTGTTCCCCGCTCGCGCAATGGGTGGCGCCGTCGCTGCTGGCCAGTCTTACCTGGTGGGCGAACGCGGGCCGGAGTTGTTTACGCCATCAGTTGGCGGCACCATCAGCGGTAAGGTATCATCTGGCACCACAACCGTTACCGTCAACGTTGACGCCAGTGGCACTAGCGTTCAAGGTAATGACCAGCAAGCTAACCAGCTTGGGCGGATCATTGGTGCAGCGGTGCAGGCAGAATTGGTGAAAGCAAAGCGCCGCGGCGGCATCCTGAACCCATAATGGCTACATTCCCGTCCTACCGACCTTTATACCCGGCATCAAAGCGTACAACGCCAAAGACACGCCGCGTTGCATTTGGTGATGGCTACGAGCAGCGCCTTACAGTAGGACTGCATCAGCGGCCTGATACATGGACATTGAAATGGGATTTACTAGACGCTGATGCAAATGTGCTAGAAGCATTCCTGCAGGCACGCGCTGATGATGCCGCATCATTTACATGGACACCGCCGGAGCTTGGCGCTGTAGCTGGGCAGTGGGTGTGTGATGGCGACTGGAGTAGAGAGCATCATGAGTTCAACCGTAGCCGCATTGAAGCAACATTCCGCCAGGTATTTGAACCGTGACCGTACCAGTCTCAGACCTGCAATCCGCAGCACCTAGCGCGATCATTGAACTGTTCACGCTGGAGCTAAATAGCCTGCAGCATGGCATTACGCAGACCTATCGGTTTCATGCCGGCAGCAACCTAAACGCTAACGGTGAGCTGGTATGGGCCGGCAACAACTATCTGCGCTTTCCCGTCGAGGCGGATGGTTTTAGCCATTCCGGCAAAGGCAGTTTGCCGCGGCCGACGCTGCGCATCGCCAACCTAAGCGGCACCATCACGGCTTTGCTGCTCAGTCTGCCTAATGGCCTGGAGGGCGCTAAGGTAACGCGCATCCGCACGTTGGCGCGTTACATCGACGGCGTGAACTTCCCCGGCGGTGTCAACCCACTGGGTACACCGGACCCAACGGCTGAGTTTCCGCGTGAGATTTACTACATCGACCGCAAAGCAACGGAGAATCGTGATGTTATCGAGTTCGAGCTTGCCGCTGCATTTGACTTGTCTAATGTACGCGCACCGAAGAGGCAGTGCATTAGTAACATCTGCCAGTGGGTGTATAAGTCAACAGAGTGTGGTTATACCGGCGCACTGCCGACATGCAGCAAAACCTTAGATGACTGTAAGGTGCATTTCGGCGCTACGGCAGAACTGCCGTATGGTTCATTCCCCGGCATCGGCACGTACCTGATATGAAGTGGCAAGCTGCTGCATTAGCGCACGCACAAGCTGAAGATCCGCGTGAGGCGTGCGGGCTGCTTGTTGTGGTCAAAGGTCGGCAGCTGTACTGGCCGTGTCGTAACCTCGCCGCTGACCGCGATCAGTTCATCCTTGATCCAGATGACTACGCCGCGGCCGAGGATACCGGCGAGATCATCGCAGTCGTTCATAGCCATCCGCATACCACGCCAACACCAAGCGAAGCGGACCTGATCGGCATTGAAGCCACTGGCCTGCCGTGGTGGATCATCAACCCACGCACCGGGCAGTGGGGGCCCGCCACAAAGCCATCCGGCTACCGTGCACCGCTGATCGGTCGTGAGTGGGTGTGGGGCGTTACCGACTGCTGGGCATTGGTGCGTGACTGGTACGCCGAGCACGGCATCACGGTACGCGACTGGCAGCGACCCATCGCAGCGGATGACTTCGAGCGTGAGCCGATGTTTGATAGTTGCTGGCGTGATACCGGGTTCCGTGAGCTGGAACCAGAAGAAGACCTGCAGCCGGGTGATGCACTACTGATGGCGATCAGCAATAGCAAGCTAAACCATATCGGTGTTTACGTTGGTGATCAGCTGCTATTGCATCACCTACGCGGCCGGCTGAGCAGTCGTGATTTGTACGGTGGCTGGCTGCAGAAATGCACCGGCCGACGCATTAGGCTCTACGATGCAGACAGGCTGCAGCTAACGCGATGCTGAGCAAGATTAAGCTGTACGGCAAACTGGCGAAGTTCATTGGCCATCGTGTGCTCGAAGCGGACATTGCATCTGCCGCTGAAGCTGTGCGGTTTCTGGTGGTGAACTTCCCAGGGCTGGAGCAGCACATGGCTGAGCAGCACTACCGCGTAAGTGTTGGCAACTACGACCTAAGCGAGGATGAACTGCATCACCCCAGCGGGCAGCAGCAGATCAGTATTGTGCCCGTGATCGTTGGTGCTGGTGCGGTAGGGCGCATTCTGGCCGGAGCAGCTCTGATCATTGCATCCATCTTTATTCCTGGATCTGCAATGATTTTCGGTACAGCGGTGAAAGGCCTTGTATTTGGTCTCGGTGCAAGTCTCGCCCTAGGTGGCGTCGCACAACTCCTGTCACCCGTACCAACCTTGCCAACTGGGCAGGATACGCAATCTGACCCGCGTAAGTCATACAGCTTCTCCGGCATCCAACAGGTATCAAGGCAGGGTGTGCCGGTGCCGATCGTCTACGGTGAAACCATCGTCGGTAGCGTTGTCGTTTCCGCTGGTATTGATACCGTACAGGTGAGCGGTTGACCATGACGACATTACGCGGTGCAGGTGGTGGCGGCGGCGGCAAAGGCGGCGGCCGGCAGGAATATAAACCAACCGAAACAGCCGATAACCTTGATTCGCGCCAATACGCTACAGTCCTTGACCTAATCAGTGAAGGCGAAATCGAGGGCTTGGTAAATGGTGCGCAGTCAATCTTTCTTGACAACACGCCACTACAAAATCCAGACGGCAGCTACAACTTCCAGAACACTACCGTTATCACCCGTAACGGCACGCAGCTGCAGTCCTATATCCCACTGGAAGTTGGCGCACAGAATGAGGTGCCCGTAGGCGTTGCGGTAACTAATGCAACGCCAATCGTTCGCACCATCACGGACACCACCGTCAATGCTGCCCGTGTAACACTTAGCATCCCACGCCTTGAAGCAATCACCGATAAGGGTGACCTGCTCGGTGCACAAGTGCGGATGCAGGTACAGGTGCAATACTACGGCGGCAGCTACAACACCGTCATCGATGACTGGATTTCAGGCCGCACATCCGATCTATATCAGCGTGATTACATCGTCGGTCTGTCGGGTACATTCCCGGTCAATATCAAAGTCATCCGCGTTACAGCTGATGTAACAACCGGCGCTAAGATCGTTACTGATACGGTCAACTGGGCGAGCTATACCGAGATCACGTACAGCAAACTGCGGTATCCAAACAGCGCATTGGTTTGGATGCGCGTTGATGCAGAGCAGTTTTCACGTATCCCGCAACGCAGCTACCGCATTCGTGGTATCAAGGTCGCAATACCAAGCAACGCTACTGTCGATAACGTCACAGGCCGCTTAATCTACGCCGGCATCTGGAACGGTGTATTCGGTGCTGCGCAGTGGACTACAGATCCTTCTTTTATACTTTACGACCTTTTAGTGTCAACACGCTACGGGTTTGGTGATCACATCCAAGCCTCAGACCTTGACAAGTGGGCATTTTATGCCGCTAGCCAATACAGCTCAGCGCTTGTATCGAATGGCAGCGGTGGCCTTGAGCCGCGCTTCAGCTGTAATGTCAACATCCAAACAGCAGAAGATGCATACAAGCTGATCAATGATATGTGTTCAGTGTTCCGCGCAATGCCCTACTGGGGTGCTGGTGCACTGGTCACATCACAAGATGCACCCGCTGATCCGCTCTATGCCTTCACGCCAGCCAACGTAAA